CGTATTCTTAATGCATCATTTGTATCTGTTTCATCTACTGAAACATCATATGCCGCTGTTGTTTTTCCCATTACTCGTTTTGTTACAGTTCCTAATATAGAAACTACTCCTGCATTGTTTTCTAATAGTCCTACAAACTGCCAGCCTGCTCCACCAAATGTAGTTTCTCTAGTTGCAGTAACTAATACTTCAAAACTCATTATTGCATTATTTTGTAAAGAAATTCTACTAGAAGCAACACCACCTACAAAAATTTCAGACTGTGTTGCATCTGTTGTTGTTCCACGTGAAATATATTTGCTGTTACGACTATCACCAGCAGTACCAAAGTTTCCATCACTATAGTGAATTACTGTATCTCGTGCCGCATCAATGCCAAGAGTAACTCTTCCATCTGCTCTTGTATCTGTATAATATAAATTAGTAGAACCTTCTGGTAATGCATCTGTATCAGCAGGGCCTCCTGCATCTACTTTCCATTTAAAAGAAGTAGTGCTATGATCATAATATATAATTTTTCCATCGTCACCTGCTACTACTGCGTCTACATCAGTATGTGAAGTTAATCCTCCAACACCTGTTAAATAACCTGCACCACTGTGATCACCCCAACCATATGCCGTATCCCAATTAGTGTTATTATAACCTGCAGGAGTGTCATCTTCTACTTTCCATTTAAAAGAAGTAGTACTATGATCATAATAAAGTACTTTACCATCATCGCCTGCTACTACTGCATCTACATCTGTTAATCCAGTTAATGTAGTCGTTCCACTTGGTAAATTAGTTAACTGTGAACCATCTACTGCTGGAAGTTTTGCATAACCATCAAGTTGTACAATTTTATCTGCCGCTGTTCCTACATCAACTGCTATTGTACCTGTTGTTGTAATTGGGCCGCCTGTTAAACCTGTGCCAGTTGCAATGTTTGTAACTGTACCGCCGGATGCTGTAGAATTAATTGTAATAGCATCTGTTCCTGCATTGGTTGTAATTGTTATATTACTACCTGCAACAAATGTTAATGTATCTGTTGTAGTATCTGCTTCTACATTAGATTGTCCACTAACAGCAATTTTATCAAATAAGTTTTGGGTTGTACCTCCACCTGATGCATTAATTGTAATACTATCTGCGCCTGCATTTGTTGTAAGTGTTACATTACTACCTGCAACAAAAGTTAATGTATCTGTTGTGTTATCTGCTACAACATTTGCTTGACCAGCTACTGCAAATGTTTTGAAAAGATCTTGTGAGCCTCCACTACCACCACTAACAGTAGTAAACGCTAAATCTCCATTGCCGTCTGTTGTTAATGATTGTCCTGCTGAGCCATCTATTAAAGGCCATTTCATTCCATCAAGTATTATTCTACCTGTACCATTAGCAAGAATATTAACATCGGCATTTGAACTACTACGAATTGCATATGTATTAACATCTAAATCTGCAGCAAGTGTTGGATTTGGATCATGTAAAAGAGATTGATATTGTGATCCACCTGTAGCAAAACCTCTGTGCATAACAAGAGCATCCATGCCAGTTGATAATGCAGTAGTAAATGTAATAGAGGGGCTAGGACCGGTTGTTACAGTATAATCTACAGTAGGGTTTTGTGTTACACCATCGATGGTAACTTCTAAATTAGTTGCCGAACCAGGATCCCGAGATAATGAATATGTTACTGCTCCTGTACCTACAATAAGATCTCTTAATGCACTAGGTAGATCAGTAATATTACCAAATGATGTACTATAACCTCCAGGTTTTAATCCTAAATAACTCATATATTTCCTCTATTAAGTCGAAAGTTCCAATATACTAGCAAATACCTCACAATCTGTATTTGATCCACGAATAACAATTTTATCACTTGGTTCCAAGTTCAACGGTTTATCCATGGATAAACTTGTATTAGGAGGAACAGGTACTTCATTAAGAACAATTCTTGTAGCAGATGCACTATCGTCATATATTTTTAAAGATACATTAACGTTAGCACTTGCTCCTGTATTAGCAAAATATAAACCATGCACAACTGCACTCACTTGATTGGGTGAATTTGCTGTATATAAATCTTGATCTGTATCTGCTGTCGCTATAGCTGCGTGTGCATTTTTAAACGAACTAGCCATTTTATCCTCCTAATGCAATAGCAAATGCTATTGCGTCTCCTTCTGTTAATGCCCCACCGGCACCTGCTTGAACTTTTTCCCAATTACTTGATATCAATACTTCTAATTGCGTAAGATCTGTATTATACCTAATAGCACCATCTGTTTAAACTTCCTGTATGATCGACTGTTATAGTCTTATTACTCGATGATATGGTATTTTGTTGGTGGTCGATATTAATTGACATAGATTAATCCTATTTGTATGTATTTATTCAACTAGTTGCACAGGATAAAATATATTAATTTAAAATTAGGGGTTGAAAATTTCACTTTGGTCACAAAAACAGGGTGCAAGCACCCTGTTGATGTTTTGTAAGTCTTTAAGTTCTTATAGGAACTTTAAGTTACCTGCTGTTACAGCGATTTCACTGACATAGTCAGCTGCATTGCCTAACGAACTAGATGTATTTGTTAGTTCAACATAACCATAACGTGTCATGAAGCTAACTACTGGTTCGAAAGTTGCAGGATCAAGTACAACACCTGAACTCATCAAAGGTACGTATGGGCAATAAAACGCTGCTGCGTCCATCTCGCCTGAACCTTTATATCCAACAAGTACGCCAGTGCTGTCGCCAGCATACTGGTTAACAAATATCCGCATTGTTCCATTTAATGTACCAACAAACTTTGTATTTGTAGGTGCTTCAAATGTACCTTCTGTGGTACGTGCAAATGCACTTGTTGTTGCACTTTGTAGTACTGTAAGTGCGATTGGTGATACTACACACCAGTTACCTGCGCCACGACGTGTACGTGCAGCGATTAGGTTAGCAGACTTATTAATTAGTACTGCTAGTGCGGCATGCTCATCACCTACAAATACTTGTCCCTTACCACTTACTGCGGCTTGGTCATATGTATCTGCGGTTGTTGCTAGAGTTAGTAGAGAACCGATAATCTCTTGATCGATTTCAGCGGTAATCTCTTGTGCTAGTGCTGCCATTACTTCTGCTTCAACGTCAATACCGTGCTGGCTATTAGCGTCTTGTGCAGCTTCAAATGTCCAACGTGCGCTCAACTTACGTGTTCTTGCCTCAACTGTTTGTTTGAGGATTTGAATTGAAAGTTGATGGCCGCCATCTGCTTCTAATGAACCAGTTGGTGCCGGTGCTGCGCCAGCGTCATCACCTGAATATGCTGTTGCAATTTTAAAAGGGCTGAGTGCCTCTTCACCTGCGACGGTGCCAAATGCTTCTGCGTAACGAACACGAAGTGTGTGGATTTGACCCACAGGACCTGTCATTGGCTGTACGCCAACAAGTTCGTTTGCAATTACAGTAGGCATAACCCGACGGATTACAGGTAAAATAACCTTATTTAAGGTAGCAACATTACCAGCTGCTGTTGTACCAGCGGCTGCTGTTTCCATAAGAGCTGACTTGGTGTTCTCAAGAACGGTTTCCATTACAACTTTACGGTTACCTGTTAAGCCTTCTGTTAAAGCTTCTCTTGCTGCACCCCAGTTCTCGGACTCAAATAGTGCGTCTGTCATTTCAACATTCTCCTATTAATTTAGGTTAAACCAGCTAATTTACGTAGGTTAATAATATCAGCACCATCTGCATCAGAATGTTCAGCTTCTGTTACTGCTTTATCACCTGTAACTATTGATTTATTTTCTGTCAAAGATTGTTTCCTCGTAGAAACAATTTTCTCTGATAGAATAGTTGGCACATACTTCTTGAAAGATTCTGTAAGTTTCTCTGTTTTCGTTCCTTCCAACAAATCACTCATTATTTTCTTTTGCTTCTTATCAAGCGGCTGAAGTAATTCTGCCATAATTTTTGTACGTGCTACGGAATCTTGTGCGATTCGAGTTTCACGTTTAGTAGTATTAATTAATACTTCTTTTTCCTCAATAATGTGTTTTGCTTCTTCTAACTTTTGGGTTAGTTCTTGCTTTTCATTATCAAGTTTTTTAAGTTTTGTACCATCAGCTAATTGTGATGTCATAAATTCTGCTGCATATGTCTCAAAAATACTACGTCCAAACTCATTTTCACGAGCGGTCTTAATATCTTCCTTGAGTTGAGTTAACTCGCCTCGTAGACAATTTTCAATTATTGTATTAATCTTAGTTGCGGCATTCTTTACAAATTCTCGTTTAGCTTCTGCAATTAACTTCTTACCTTCTGAGACAAGTTTGATTTTTGTTTCTACTAGATCACGCTTGTCATCATGGAATTCTTTAAGTTCTTTAGTTAATTGACGAAGTACAAATTCCTCCAACTTACCAAATTTGGTTTCTTGGAGTGTACGATCATTTCGAAGTTCGTTTATTTCTTCCTTCAAAGTTTCAAGAACAAACGTATTCAACATATTAACATGTGATCCTACATTTGTTTTATAAGAAACTCGTTGTTCTGCAAGACCTTGCTTATCTTCGGCAAACTCGGTAAGTTCAGCTTTAATAACATCATTAAGCATCGCATCAATTGCTTCTACAATTTGTGACTTGTCATTTTCATAACGAGTTGCAAATTCTTCACGCAATTCAGCGGCAACGCCTTCACGAGCTTCTGTCAACTGACCTTCCCATGCTTCAGATAAAGCACTTTTTACATCTTCAGAAAGAACATCGGACTTCAATAGTTCTTCGAAAGCATCTGCCATTAGAATTCTCCTAATTTATTTTAGGTCTTTAATTAACTTTAAAATTTCTTTCTTAAAGTGTTTTTGTGCACCATCATCATATTTTGTTGCTTCTACCAAATCCATCAAAACATTACCGTTCTTACGGTTCATTATTGCTTCGTATATAGGATCTGGATATGCATTAGGTGCTGATGGATTGGCAACAATATCTACAGTGATTATTTCAAATTCTGAAACATTACCACCTTCGTTTACGTTACCTGAACCCCTGCTGGAAACTCCCAATTTCACACCATTTTCAAGTAATGTCTTACAGATATTACCCATTGGTGTAGGAAGAATCCTTAATTTTCCCATACCGTCATTTCCATTCATTGACATTTCAGTAACTATGTGAGACACACGGTCTAAATTGACTTGTAAATCATCTGGATGATCTGCTTCACCTAACACAGAATATCCACCTTTGATTTTTTCTTGAATTGATTTTACGGCGGTTGTTATTTCATTAACAGGATATACTCTTTGATTTTGATTACGTACATTACCTTGAATAAAAATACCTTTCAAATACAAATCTTTGTTACCTTCAGAGTTTTCAACTGCTTCAGTAATTAAACCTGCTTGATCATATGTTAATTGTTCGGTAAGTGTAATCATAATTTATTGTACCCCATTAAGAATGTATACTCTTTGTATTGCTTGCGCCTTCTTTATTTGATGGTGCAGCTACATTACCTACGCTTGGCTCTGTTGTGCCGGGGGAATCAGGATTATCTCCTGCCGAAGGTGCTGTTTCGCGATTATATCCCGAATGCGTCTTTCCAGTTGCTGTTGAAACTGGTCCGCCTCCACTTCCTGCGTCACCGCCAGGCCCTACTGTAGATTTTGTATTATCTGCGCCTTCACTATTCGAAGGTGCTGCTACTGCTGATAACTCAGCCGCTTCTTCTAACTCTTCAAGCTCTTCTACAACTTCTTCTCCAGGTACAATGGATTCCATTTCTGGCTCTTCAAAATCAACCGGCATCTCTTCATCACCTTCGATTTCTTCTTCGCCTTCAACATCATCACCCATCATCTCTGCAAAAGCACTCTTGAGTTCTTCTAAAGCGTCTTCGACATTCATCATAGCATCTTCAACGTCGGCTTCGTCGCCTTCGCCTTCAGGTGCCATATCGCCTGCTAGATCTTCTGCTGCTTCTTCGTCGTCAAAATCTTCTTCAGAAAACATCTCTTCTGCATCAATTTCTTCTTCGTCAGATGCAATATTATCGGCAAATCGTTGCTCTGGATCACCGCCAATTGCTTCTTCTACAGCTTCTTCATCTTCGTCTTTGGCTTCTTCTGTAATGTCATCTTCGATATCAGCATCTGATTCAACCAATTCACTATATATAGTTTTGGCTTTTTCAACAAATACTTCATGAAGAAGATCTGTTGCTTTGTCGTTTTCCTCGTTTACTAGGTATTCGAGTACTTGCTCTAATTTCTGTGTAGTCATATAATTCTCCTAACAAGTGATTAGACACTAATTATCAATGGTATTTAACGGCAACCAATAATTCTTGGTTGAAAAAGGGCAAAAACTGGTACTTCTTGGTAATAACTGAGTAGTTATTGGGGGGTATTTATAGATAAGTAAAGTGGTTTTACTCTTCGGATTGTTTACCGTATATAAATTTAAAAAACTTTTGTCTCTCTTCGTCTTCGTACTTTTTCATTTCACGCATCTTACGTAAACGGCCTAAATGCATTAAAGTTAAACGAGGTCGTGTTATATCATCAATATCATAACGACTATGATCGTCATCTTCCATATCATAATATGCTTCTTTAACAAGTTCTTTAAATTTCATAACTGTATTTATTAAAGTGTAGGTGGTGTGCCTTCACCTCCACCTATTGGAGATTCTTCAGGGCCAGCTGGTGGTCCTTCACCTTCGTCACCCATATCTTCGTCGCCACCCTCTAAATCAGGTAGACCACCGGTATCAAAAGGTCGTATACCTACTGCCGATAAATTATCTGTTATGTCGTCATCAGTTTCAGTTTGGCCGTTAATAGCATCTGGATTTTCTTCTTTCCACATACGTTCATTGTCTACCATTTCATTTTCATCTAAACCTAAGTATTTCTTCATTACAAAACGTTTACTCAGATATGGCGTATCACCAATAGACGAGAATATAGTAGCACGAGCATTATCAATTTCAATTTCTCTATACTCGCTAAAACTTTGTGGCTCTAAGAATTCTAATTCAAAACTAGCGGCATCTACATTTATACCTCTATGCTTTAAAAACAATTTAAATTCTTTAT